CTCCTCCATGAACCTCTGCTGGGACTGTAGCAGTTGCTGTAGTCTCATCAGAGTGTCGTATCCGGTTAGGATAACCTTGGGGTTTCCACCACGGACCCATAGTTTCTGGAACATGTCGTCCAGATGGTCTAGGCTCATGGTTCGCTGGTTGGCTGCTGCGCAATCTGCTGCAACGTTCACCTCAGCGTCTGACCAAGTGTTAGCGGTACCTGACCTTGAGATGCTGTAGATATCTAGGTCAGAAGCCGCAGCGTGGTCTGTAGCGTTGGATGAGCCTAGTTCCATAGCGGAATTGCTCGCAGTAACCCTGTCAAGCGACTCTAGGTTGTTCCCTGCTGGGGTGTCGACGTCCGTTAGGAGCATCTTGTTAATCATCTCAGCGTGGTGCTTCCCCATCTCCTCTTTGAGGACAGAGCGAATGTCGCCCATTCCGTCGTCCTTGTCAGCGAGGAAGATTGCAGTCTCCGACATGTCGAAGGTGTGAGCAATCGTCTTGGGCTTTGCAGCCACGTGCTGGAAGGTAGGCCTCTGGGTGTCAGGCAGGGTCGCGTTCTCAGCAACACCGCCACCGGCTACCTCTGAAGGCTTAGCCGTGATGACACGCCATCCCGACCTGTCCCAAGGCTTCTTGGGGAGGATGGAGAAGGCGTTGAACTCTTGGTTCAGTTGCGACCATACTTTCCTACCGTAGATTGCTTGGTAAGTACCACCAGTGGTGGACAGCATTGGGCTGTCAGCCTTCAATAGTTCGCTACCAGAGTAGGAGTATCCCATTGCGTTTCCAGCGCCATAGTAATAGCGCTCCATGTCAGTTATCGTGCGTACGTAATCTCTTGCCATCAGTTGTCACCTCCTTCAAAGACTCGGCCAGCGAGTTGGTGAACTTCGTCCCAACTCATCTTTGCCATGTCTTCCGTTGAAGGAATGTCTACTGCTGGAGCAGCGGCGGACTTGTTCAGCGTCTCACCGACTTCAGCAGGGGTGCCGATTGCATCGATTCTCTCGCCGAGAGCGGCGATTGACTTCTGAATCTCTGCTAGAGGGCTGCGTGCGTCGAATGCTGCGGCCTCGGCCTTTGCGATGTCAGCGGCTCTCTCGTTAGTGTATCGAGCAGTGAACTCGTTCTCTAGGCTGCCTCGGAACTCTTGCTCCAGAGCGGCGGCCTTGTACACTTCGTAAGCAGCCTCGATGTCTGCATCTGAGACATCCGAAGGCGCTAGGTAAGCGCTCTTGGTGACCTTCTTGGGGCTAGCGGATGGCTTGCCTTCCGACTGTTCCCTGTTCTTGGTCTGTCCAGTCCTCTGAGTGGTGTTCTTGTCCATCTCTTCGGGCGTGGAGCCAAGGTTAGCCTTGTCGAAGTGGTCGCGTGCGGCACCTGTGTCCACACCTGCACTCTTCAGAGTGTCTTCCATCCAGTTGAGGTACTCAGCGCTGATTATATCCGAGTACTCGGACTTTTCAACGGAAGCATCCTCTACGGATTTCTCCTTCTTATCCTTCTTATCATCTTCTAGGAAGGCAGGCTTGTCTTTCTTTTCTAGTGAATCCGTCGATGCGCTAGGTTCAACTTGAGTAGCCTTTTCCATAGTCTCAAGTCTGCTTTCTAGGCGCTCCAATACGGACCCCATTTGGTTCATTACGTCTGTTTCTTCAGTCATTTTGTTCACTTCTGTGTTTTCTTTGTCTTCTTTGAGGATTCTGAATGTTGCTTCCGGGTTAATTCCTTTTTCGCAGATTGTGATTTCATGAAGTTCTAGTTTGCTAATCTCTTGATAATCGCCACGCTTTGGGTCTGATTTTCTAACTCGCTTGAATGCCTGTCCACCTATGCTGAATCCTCTTAGATTTCCTTTTCGGATTTCAGCAGCGACTTCTTTTGCTTTCTCGATGTCGTCTCTGAGTTGTACTACTACAAACATCCCGACATCATCAACTTCGCTTTTCCACAACCTCCCTTCGTTATCTGTATAATTTGGAACCACTTCACCGACTTGTATATTTGAATGTGCTAGTTGTACATTTCGGTATTTTGGGTCCTCCATGAATTTCCTGAATCCGTCCTTCAACGCATTGCTTGTAATTAAATCTCCTTGCTTGTCTACCAATTCTACGCTAGCATATCCAGCCACGATGAGGTCATTCCCTGCCTTGAGGAGGGTGATGGTTTCATCACTAGGTCTGTGTAGTAGTCTCGATTGCACACTATCCACCTACTCTAAGTCATACTATATGTACTCGGCGGTATGCTTCTTCCGCCCCTTCCCTCGCATTTTTGGATAGTCTTCAGGCTTCTCTGGGTCCTCAGTAGGCCGTTTCTTCATATCCCAGTCAGGTAGTGACTGTTCTGATGTGAGACTTGTGGCTCCAGTGGGGGTCTCTGTGCCATCACCACCAAGACCAATCCCCAAACCACGACCAGCCATGTTGCTATGCCCCTTTTCCAATTGGTCTAGCACTGCTTCTATGACTAGCAGAGCCTTCACCATCTTTGGTTTGAGAATCCTCTCTTCGTCCTTGGCCTCTATTATACCAGCGCTCTCATCCTCGACCTCCTTCGGGGTCCGCTCCTCTATGTCCTCCTCATCCTCCATCTTCTTCTCTTTGAGCATCTCATCGAAAGCCGGTTGCCAATAGGTCTCAAGGCTCTTAGCCAGTCTGATGGTGTAGTCAGACCCTGATAGTTCACCAATGGCGCTAGTGGGGTTGACTGCTGCATCATCGATGACATCGTATTTCACTATGTCATCTGAGAAGTGTAGTATGAACCGGTCTTCATCCAACTCCATGGCGAAGGGTATGTGGAAGTCATCATCCGATTTCGTCATTAGAGCCCACTTAGGGTGCTTCTCCTCACCCTTCATGTAAGTGGAAACCGCATCTCTGAAGAGTAACTTGCTATCCTTGTTATCACTCAATAGGCTCTTCACAGCCCCTTTGAGCCCCTCATCGTCGGTAACCTTCAGAGTCTGGGGACTTGGTATGAGAACATTCTCATGACTATCGAATTGTCCCCTTAGTAATTTAATACGCTCGCGTGTGGGTAGGTCGGTTACATCCGAATCATCATAGATTAGAATGTCATTCACGAAAACCCCATCATCGTTCATTATCGCATCAACTACGTAGTTCTTCTTGCTCAAGGCTCGTAGAGATGAGCGAATGCTATCAAGGGTGGATACCTTCTCATTGTCCTCACCCTTGATATCGATTCTGCTACCTGTTCTCTTTATCTTGACTCTCTTCCCCTCATGATGTACTGAAACCACCCATTCACCTGTGAAACCGCTTAGTTCCTGTAGGTCCTCGACCCCGAAGACCTTGTGATAGGGTTCTATCAGGGGAATCTCCTTTGGTAAATCCGCTTTGACTAAATCCTGTGCGCTCTGCATAGTACCATCGGCATTGGAAGATGTCTGCTGACCCAGCAAGCCACCATTAGCATCAATGGTCGATAGCATGTTATCACAGAACTCGTGGCCTAATACCGCTCTGTAACTAGGGTCAGATGGGTTAAGCATCGGGTTATCAGCAGTGGTTTCTGTTCCCACTTCGACATCTCCATCATGTGAGATGCTGGAAGCGACAGTCGAGTTCACACCCTTACCCCAGTGCATTCTGGCACCGCTAGCGAAGTATGTACTCATAGGCGTACCCTCCCTTGAGCGTGGTGGGTGGATTTCCACTCCATTGTGCAAGCCCACCACATTGACATCCGATTCCCCAACATCCACATGGTCATCCAGATTACCGACCTTGCCCTCTTCAAAGAGTATCAAGTTGTGTGCTATGCTCTTCGCTCGGTTGATGTTAGACTTCATCTGTAACGGCTTAGGTCTATGACCCTCCCCATACATGCTGTCTTTTCCATCAGCCCTATGATACTCAAGACCATAGCCATCCAACTCGGCTGGTCTGGTACCCGCCATCATGGAATCAACTGCGTTCAAAGATGCGAATAGCGGATGTCTGGTGGTGAATGCCCGAATGTCGGCGCTTCTCCTATTCCCAGCGGAAATGGGGGTTGTCCTCTTCACTTCGTCAATGAGTTCATGATGGTCTTCGGAACCATGCCAAACAGCAGAATCTATCGGTTCCCTTTCAACAGTGCGTTCTTGCTCGGTTCTCCTATCCCTGACTGAGGAGAATTTCTTACTTTCCAAAGAGGCACCGCTGGCTAGAACGTCACCCACTGACATTACTTTGAGAGGGCTGGCATCCAAGTCTCTATCAGCAAGCACTCTGCGAATGTACTCCTTATGCGCCTTGTCTTTCGGAAGACCCAATCCATCTAGGATGTCTTCTTCGGACATATCAGAAGTCAGAGCCAAACCGTGGTCTCGCAAGGCTTTCGCAACTGGCATGTGTAGCGGTTTATCTGCAATGGTCTGTGCGCTCTGCTGCTTCTCACTCCTGATTGCTGGCGCAACAGCAGTCTGATTGTGTCTCGCTTGGTCTGCTCTCAGTGCTACTAGTTCACCATCATGGAAGGCTTGCTTCACATTCGCTATAGTCTTCTCAGGTTGTGTCCAATCGAAGGAAGAGGGGTCCTTGGCTATCATAGCAGGGATGATGGTGTCTCTAACTATATTCTCAAGAGCCATAATCTCACTCTCTCTAGTCAGGGCGAAGTCGTTATCGGACTGGTCCTTACCAGAACCTCCACCAGAAACCGAGTAAGCGCCCCCTATGCTCTCTTGGAATTTCTGCTCCAAAATACCCTTCAATGTGTCTATCTGCCCCTTCAGTTCTGCTAT